AGGGTGCCTGTCCTCTTATGCATGTGCACAAGAAGGGAATAACCATGCCTATAGTCGATCGAGTTAAGTATAATCAGACCCAGTATACGACTCAAACCAGCTCGTTCACACCTCCAAGTGTGACTACTGGTTCTGTTCAAACTGTGTTTGATCGACGTAACCGTCGTACTACAGCTGGCTATCCCGTTAGTGGGCTTTTAATGCCCCAACCGTACAGTCGTGAGCAATTTACTCTCACAATTGGATCGGTTTCGCACGCTGGTTCCTGGAAACCAAACCCTGATCCGAACTCCAGTTCCTATGATACGAGCTGGCGTATTGGTGATTGGGTTTACTCCGGAAACGGTACTCCCTGGCCAGGTTTAAGCCAGGACGTTTCCAGAATCCAGTCGCAGGCTGCCGTTCGAGCCGCCCTCAACGCCAAAAATGCTTCATTCAACGTTGGGGAGGCCTTCGGTGAAATAGACAAGACTTTTCAGATGATCTCGAAAAGGGTCACGTCTATTGCCTCTGCATACAGAAACCTACGTAAGGGGAAAATCGGTAAGTGTCTTCAAGATCTGGGTGTCTCCCGTGAGGGACCACCTCGACCTCGGAGTAGGCTCTTACTCGAAGCTAGAAAGGGCCGGATGAACGCCCGCCCTCCTTCTACAAAGGAGGTGGCGAACACTTGGCTTGAACTTCGGTACGGTTGGAGTCCACTAGTACATGATATTAGTGACGCTCTCTACACGATCGATCGTTTCAATTCCGATCCAGCAAAACATCCCCTTGTCTACTGTTACGGTAGCGCTTACATGGAACAGACTACAACGAGACGTGGGGTCACATCCATGTCGTGGTCGGTCCCTGGAGCCACAGTTACCCTCCGTATAGACTGCACAGATATTCTCCGTGCAAAAAGTATAGTGGGTACTTGTTTCTCAGTAAGCTCACCTGCAGTTACAAACCTGCAGGCTTTATCCGTTACTAACGCCGCGGCTTTAGCGTACAATCTGACTCCGTTCACTTTCGTACTCGACTGGCTCGTAAACGTTGGAGACGTTATAGAGACAGCGGATGCGTGGCTTGGGAAGTCAATAAAGTACTCTTTCCGATCTACTCACAAGCGAGTTCGTTCTCGTGCATTCGTTGGTAACACTACTAAGAGTGTCACTTCTCCTACCTCGTCAGCCAGTGCTTCTTTTACTGGATGCGAGAAGGATGCTTTCCTGTTTACACGGGAAACTCGGAGTGCTGCTTTTCCATCGCAATTCGTGTTTAATCACGAATTACCTTCGATGAAGCGCTGTGCTGACGCATTTTCTTTGCTTAGGCAAGTCTTTTCGAAGTAACCCTCCAAAATGAAGGACAATAGAAATGGCTGCTCCCGCATCGATCACGCTGAAGAACGCCGCTAACGCGGACGTCGTCTTCACAGTGCATAAAGCCGACGGTGATAAGGTTGTTTGGGTTCACAAACCCGCCAACACTCCCATGTCTGGCTACATTTATATGACGCTCTCCCGAAAAGATCCGGGGAATGTCGTAAATGGTGCAACTGTGGCTTCTTTGGTGTTCGACTACCCGAACCTAGATCCGGTCACCCTCCTCCTCAAGTCCATTAACCGTGTCACCGAGAACGTTGTTATTCCGGTGGCGTCGCCAACTGTCACGAATGACAACTTGGCGTCGTTCGCAAAAAGTGCTAACGCTGATGCCGTCGTTCAATCTTTCTTTAAAGACGGCACTCTGCCTCAGTAACTCTTGCGTCACGGCCCGTTCCTTCAACGGGTCCTTTTCAAAGGGACGATTATGCCTGAGCATAAAGGTATTTCGAAGAAGGTTCTCAAAGACATGGTCTACAATTGGAGACGTAAAACTCCAGTTCTAACTGTAGCCCGTGTTATCTGGGAAGACTTAGATACGCCTACTTCTTTGGGTTTATTCTTGTGTGAACGCTACGGGGATATTCTCTCGATAGTTTCACATAAAGTATTGCCCATGTCTGCCTTCTTAGAAGCTGACAGTGAAGAGGTTTGGAAGAATAGACAGGCCGTCGACTTAGTCCGAAAGTACCCCTTCCAGGGTGTCACGGACACTTTGTCTGCAGCCGTCAACGCTTCTCAAGTATCAGAGGCCCGTTGTTCAAAGGCTAACGACCGCTTACTGCAGGTACTGGACGATCCTCACGGATTTAGTCCCCGAGTTCTCCGAATCATCGATTCGGCTCGTGAAAAAGTATCTTCAGTTTTGGGCGATTTTGATGCCAATGAATGGCTGGATGGGTGTTACTTCGGACCTGGAGTATCGTGTACGTCCTCGCGGACTAATACGTACGACAAGTTAGGAGAAGAGCTGGCTGTAAATCCAGCTGCCCACGGACTGTTGACGGCTGCTATACAAAGCAGTCCAATATGGTCTTCGCTCCGGCTCAACTCGACTAGCTCATTAGTCTCCTCTAAGGGGACTTCCAAGATAGCTTTAGTTGATTCCGGTAGGCGAGCCTATGTTCCGAAAACAGCTTTGACCGACCGCCCTATTGAGGTCCAACCAAGTGGTTCTGGTTATCTTCAAATGGGAATAGGCCGAATGATCCGCCGCAGACTAAAGGCGGTCCATTGTGACCTTGACCACGGATGGGCTCGAAATGCTGAGCTCGCCCGTGTCGGTAGTCGAGTAGATGGTGATGATATTGCAACGGTGGATCTCGAATCCGCCAGCGACAGTATCTGCCTTTCTTTAGTTAACTGGCTCGTTCCGTCTCAATGGCTTTTCGCCATGAATTCCTGTCGCCCTCGTTTTCTCGAGGACAATGGAATCCTTGTGGAGACAGAACGGTACTCCAGTATGGGAAACGGATACACCTTTGAGTTAGAATCATTACTCTTTTGGTGTATCTGTTGGGCTGTCATCAAAGACTCCGGAGGATCTGCAAAGAACCTCTCAGTTTATGGTGACGACATCACCATCCCAGTTGAACACAAAGATACACTTTTAGAAGTGTTTTCCTTTTGCGGCTTCCAAGTTAACTCTTCGAAGACGTTTTGGGACTATCCCTTTCGGGAATCTTGTGGATCTAATTGGTATAACGGTTACGACGTCACTCCACTCCGTTTCACGGAGGAGAGTGAAACGCTTGCTGATTATTTCTCAGATCTAAATCGGCTCCGCAAACAGAGTCGGTTTGAGAAGTACTTCAGCCGTGCCTGGAGGAAGATACTTTCCTTTATCCCCACCGGGGTCCGCTTCTTTGGACCTCCTACGGATGATTCCAGAGGGTATATCCACGCGCCATTCGAAACTTGGTCCCAGAACGTGCGAACGTTCAGGAAGCCGGGTCAGAATGACGTTTGGTACTCTTTCAGGCGCATAAGCGAGCGGTGTCCCTCACGGGATTTAATTGACCCTGCTACAGGGATTTGTTTCCTCCTGTACAGGCTCGACCGCAGTCGTAAGGTCTCAAGCTCCTTTCATGATGACGCTTTCAGATACGGCTATTCCAGCGCATTGAAAAAGTGGTTGAAGATGAACGGACAGAACAACTTAAGTGGACATTTAACTATTCCACCTGTTTTTCTGCGTCTTGAGATCCGACTAGGCGAGGATCTTGAAATCCCGCATTTCTGGATCTTCTCTTCTTAACTCTTTTCCCTCCCTTATAAAGGAGAGTCGGAGCCCA